TCCGCCACGCGCCAAAGGTTCGGGCTAACTCCTGGGAGGATGTTGCGGATCTGGCCGCCGGTTTCGGTGTGGTGTTGGATCCGTGGCAGCAGAACGTCCTCGACGCCGCGATGGGCGAACGGGCGGACGGCACCTGGGCGGCCCGGCAGGTCGCGGTGTCGGCGCCCCGCCAGAACGGTAAGTCGGAGATCATTGTGGCCCGGGCGTTGGCCGGGATCCTGCTGTTCGATGAGCAGACGATCATCGTCAGCGCCCACCAGCAGGACACGGCCAGGGAAGTGTTTAACCGGATCCTCGATCTGATTGACCGCCACCCGGCGCTCGAGCAGCGGGTGGAGTCGGTGATGCGGGCGGTGAACCGGGAGTACATCCGGTTCAGCAGCGGCCAGTCGATCAGGTTTAAGGCCCGGTCGACCGGCTCGGGCCGAGGCTTTTCCTGCGACTGCCTGCTGCTGGATGAGGCCCAGATCCTCGGGGCGTCGGCCTGGTCCGCGATCCTGCCAACAATGTCGGCGCGCCCCAACCCGCAGGCGTGGCTGCTGGGCACCCCGCCGACTGAGGACAACGACGGCGAAGTGTTCGAGCGGCTGCGAACCCTCGGCCTCGAGGGCAAAGAACCGCGCATCGCCTATATCGAGTGGTCCGCCGATCCTGAGGATCCGATCGACGACCCTGAAACGTGGGCGGCCGCTAACCCGGCCTACGGCACGAGGATCGGCCACGAGGCCATCGCCACCGAGCTAGCCAGCATGTCCGAAGAACAGTTCCGCCTGGAACGGTTGGGCACCTGGCCCGAGGTGGCCCGCCACATTCCGATAATGAAGCCCTCGGAGTGGCGTGCGTTGGCCGGCGACGGCCCCGCCCCGGGTACGGCCCCGGCGGCGTTGGGTGTGGATATGTCGCACGGCCTGCTGATCTCGGTGGCCGCCGCCTGGGTGCTCGACGGCACCATCCACGTCGAGGAGGTGTGGGCGGGGCACGAGGTGGCCGCCGCGATCGAGTGGGTGACGGCTGCGGCGAAGCGCCGCACCGAGGTGGTCATCGACGACCTGTCGCCGGCGTCGCAGATGATCCCCGAGCTGGTGTCGCGGCGGGTGAAGGTACGCCGGTCGACGGCCCGCGATATGACTAAGGGCTGCGGCATGTTCGAGACCCGGGCCACCGCCGGCACCCTGTCGCATTCCGGGCAGTCGCAGCTCGCCGAGGCCGTCAACGGCGCCCGTAAACGCCCGATCGGCGATGCGGGCGGTTGGGGTTGGGACCGCCGCGACGCCACCGTGTCCATCCACCCGCTGGTAGCCGCCACCCTGGCGTTGCTGTCCGCCGCATCGACTGGCCGCCGGGGATCCGGTGACCGCACTAACTCAAACAAAAGGAGGGGCGTGCTGCTGTGAGTATCCCCCCCTACCTGGCACCACCGGAATCGTTGGCGCCGGGCGACGCGACGTGGCAGATCCGCATCCCCGGGCTGTCCGACGACGAGGGCCGCCTCGTGAACCGGCTCCTCGGCGAACTGCACCAGCGCACCCCGCAGAACCTGCTGCGCGCCGCCTACTACGACGGCAAACGCGCCATCCGCCAGATCTCCACGGTGATCCCGCCGCAGTACTACCGGCTCGGCCTGGTGCTCGGCTGGTCCGCGAAGGCCGTCGACATTCTGGCCCGCAGAACCAACCTCGACGGGTTCGTCTGGCCCGACGGCGACATCAACTCGCTCGGTTTCACCGAGGTGGTCGACGGCAACTATCTGATGTCGGAGGTGTCGGCGGCCCTGGTTTCGTCGCTGCTGCACGGCCCGGTGTTCGGCATCAACTCCGAGGGCGCCGACGGCGAACCTAACTCACTGGTGCATTTTAAGGACGCTTTGTCGGCGACGGGGGATCTGAACCCGCGGACGCACCGCCTCGAGAACTTGCTGTCGATCACCGACCGGGCCATCGACGGCACCCCGACCGGGCTGGCCCTGTACCTCGACGGCGAGACCGTCATCGCGGTGAATGATGGTGGCTGGCAGGTGGATCGGATGACGCATCCGTGGGGCGTGCCGGCCGAGGCGTTGATTTATAAGCCGCGGATCGGGCGGCCGTGGGGATCCTCGAGGATCACCCCGACGGTGATGTCGCTGCACGATATGGCGTTGCGAACGGTGGTCCGCATGGAGGGCCACATGGACGTGTATAGCTTCCCGGAGATGTGGATGCTGGGCGCGGATGAGAAGGTGTTTCGGGGCGCCGACGGTGAGGTTAAGCCGGTGTGGCAGACCATGATGGCCCGCATTAAGGGCATCCCCGACGACGACGAGGCCGACCCGGCGTTGGCCCGCGCCGAGGTGAAACAGTTCGCGGCCGCGAGCCCAACACCGCACATCGAGGCGTTGAAGCAGCAGGCGCAACTGTTCTCCGGTGAAACGAACATCCCGCTGACCTCCCTCGGTGTGTCGGATATGTCGAACCCAACGTCGGCGGACTCCTACATTGCCAGCCGGGAGGATCTGATCGCCGAGGCCGAGGGCGCCACCGATGACTGGTCGCCGCCGCTGCGCCGTTTGATGGTGCGGGCGTTGGCAATCCAGAACGGCGAACGCTCGGTGCCCGAGCAGTGGGCGTCGATCGACACCAAGTGGCGCTCCCCGATGTACCTGTCGAGGGCGGCGCAGGCCGACGCCGGCATGAAGCAACTCACGGCGGTGCCGTGGCTGGCCGACACCACGGTGGGCCTGGAGCTGCTCGGCCTGACCGAGCAGCAAGTGACCCGGGCGATGTCGGAGAAGCGCCGCGCCGTGGGTGCCTCGGTGCTGGCGACGTTGGCGCAGCGCCCCCCGGCCGCCCCCACATTCAATCCGGCCGCTAATGCCACCCCTGGCGCCGCAACTTAACGCCGTCACCGGCCTGGCGTTCGCCGAGCTGGGGCCGCTGTGGGTGCTACCACCGACCGAGCTGGAAGTCGCGCTGACTGAGGTGCTGCCGGCGACGGTGGACACCTACGCCACCGCCTCGGCCGCGGTCGCCGCGAACTGGTATGACAACGAGCGCACCCGGGCGGGTGTGGGTGGCCGTTTTGAGGCGATCGTGGCCCCGCTGGGCGACCTGGGCGCCTACTCGCTGGCCGGGTGGGCCACCGAGCCGCTGCGGGCCGCTGTGCCCGACGTGGCCGCCGCCCAAGCCCGGGCCGAGGCCGGGCTGCAGGAGCGGCTCGTGAACGTCGGCAACAAAACGGTCACCGACTCCGCGATCGCGGACCCTCGGGCGGGCGGTTGGGTTCGGATTGTGAAGCCGGATGGCTGCGACTTCTGCCGGATGGTGGCCGGGACCGGCAAGTTGTTCCGCGAATCAACGGCCAGGTTCGCCTGCCACGCGCACTGTTACTGCACGGCTCGGCCGGCGTGGGGCGGCGACGAGTTTGAGGTGGAGGAGTACCGCCCCTCGGCCCGGGTGGCGGCCCTGTCCGACAGGCAGCGCGAAGACTTGCGGGCGTCGGCCCGCGACTGGATCCGCAACAACCTCGGCGACAGCGAACCACTACCCCGCCCCGCGCCCCGGGTGGCGCCGGCGGCCACCACCATCACCCCGAGGGCCGCCGTAGCGCAGTCCAACACCGCCGCCAACGCGGCTAGGGCGCAACGGCAGCGGATCGGGCAGTGGCTCGACGCCGAGGACGCCCAGAATGCCTCGGCCGCGTACTGGCGCCGCGTCGATGACGAGAACCTGCACAGCATTCCGCCGTCGATCGCTGACGACCCGGCCGAGCTGGACCCGATCGTGCTGACACCGATGGACCGGGCCGTCGCCGACCTCGAGGAGGCGATCGACTCCGGGGACGACGCCCGCGTCGAACGCGCCGCCGCCGCCCTCGAGAAGCTCGACCGCCAGGAGCAGCAGGCCGCCGCGAAGGAGGCCCGTAAGGCTGCCGCCGCGGTGGCCGAGGGCGACCGGATCCTCGAGCTGATCGAAGACGGCTGGGATCCCGCCGAGGCCGAGGCGCAGGTGACCGGGAAAACGGTGGACGTGATCCGCCGCCGCGACTTCATCGCCACCGCTAGGGCCGAGGGCCACGCCGGCGCCGGGTTCGACGACCTGCTGTCCTCGGTGCATCAGCGGATGGTCGACGAGCTGGCGATCGTGGCCGAGAACGCCACCCGCGGCAAGATGGTCCGCACCCGGTACGAACTGCAGGTCTCGGCGAAGCAACTCTGGTCTGTGAATGATGCGACGGCACGCAAGTGGATGTCGGAGGAGATGGCGGCCTGGTTCGACGAGAACGGCCGGCTGACCCGCTCCGCGCTGCGTGAGATGATCTTGTCGGGCAACTATGCCCGCCGTGCTACCAGTCAGGACTATCTGCAATGAGCGACTACGCACGAGCCCTCACCGAGGGCCGCGCCGCCGCCCCGGGCGACCCTAACCCGTATCAGGGCGGGGCGTCGCTGGCGATGGCAAAGTGCTGGCTGCACGGCTACCAGTCGATGCTGAAAATACGGTTCTGGGAGTCCCCGAGCCAGCAGGCTTACGTCGAGGCAAACGCGGACGCATAACGCAAACCGCCCCAGCCGTGGGCTGGGGCGGTTCCGGTGGGCGGTTGGCTTAGACGTACACCAAGCAGCGGTCAACCCAGACTGCCTTGTCGGTCATGGCGCAGCCTGCGTTGCTGATGATGTCGGCGGCGGTGACCGGCATAGGGGCGATCAGCACCATGCCGATATGGGCCATATCGGTGATGTTGATGACCTTGCCCCGGGACAGCGGGCCGTGGTCGCCGCTGCGAAAGGCAACGAAGTCGGTGTCGGCGGTGATGGTGATGGTCTTGGCGTTTGCGCTGATCAATTTGCTCATACCTGAAGACTACTCAACAGCCTGCTGACTTGTCAACACGGTCTGTTATGACCTACACCACAGCGCCGACCCGGCGCCACAATCCTCCCCTGCCAAACGGCCGGGGCCGCTTCCGAAATGGGAGATAACGCAATGTCCGACACCACAACCACCGAGGGCGCTGAAACGGCAACCGAGGCCAGCACCACCACCGACGCCCCCGCCTTCGAGCAGTACCCCGCCGACCACCCCCTGGTTAAGGCACTGGCCGCGCAGAAGGCGCAAATGAAGGATCTGAAAGCCAAAGCGAACCGCCTCGACGAGATCGAGGAGGCGCAGAAGTCCGAGGCCGAGAAAGTCGCCGACCGTCTGGCGAAAGCCGACGCCGAGGTGGCCTCAGTTCCGTCGAAGGTGTGCGACATCATCAAGCCGATTCTGATCACCACGCTCGGCCTCGACCCGGAGAAAGACGGCCAGTTCCTGACCGCCACCGACCCGGATCTGTTGGTGGAGCAGGCTTCTCGGCTGGCTGAACTGTCGGGCCGGCGCAAAAACGTTGTGCCCCGCGAGGGGCGCAGCCCCTCCCCCGGGCCGTCTGACCCGTCACGCGATTTCCTGCGTGCCATCAACGGCCAGGGATAAATTCCCCGCAACTAGGAGTAAAACATCATGGCTGCTTTGCAAAGCACCGACCTGTTTCTGCCCACCAACATCGCTAACGGCATCGTCGAGAAGACGAAAACCGCAAGCACCGTCGCCGCGTTGAGCGGCCAGGAGCCCATGCGGTTCGGCAACACGAATATCATCACTTTCGATGAGGATCTGTCGGCCGAGTTCGTCGAGGAGTCCGAGCACAAGTCCTCCGACACCGCGAAGCCCAGCTTCGTCACCGCGGTGCCGCACAAGGCTGTTGTCCAGATGCGTACCAGCGACGAGTTCCGTTGGGCCGACGAGGATTACCAGCTCGGGATCCTCGCCAAGTATCAGGAGAAGTGCGCCCGGGCGGTGGCCCGCGCACTGGATCTCGGCCTGTACTACCGGCTGAATCCGCGCACCGGCACCGAGATCGCCAGTTGGACAAACTACCTGAACCTGACCGACAAGCGTGTCCCGGCGGGCGGCCTGCCCGACATGGACTTCGAGGAGGCCGCCGGCCTCGTCATCGCCGACGGCTACGCCGTCAACGGTGTCGCCTTCGACCCGTCCTACGCCTGGACACTGTCGACCGCCCGTTACAACGACGGCCGCAAGAAGTACCCGGATCTCGGTCTGGGAGCGGGGATCTCGTCGTTCGAGGGAGTCAACTCAGCCACCTCGAGCACCGTGTCCGGCAAAGCCAAGGACGGCGCCGCCACCGACAACGGTGTCAAGGCCATCCTGGGCGACTTCCAGGGCGGAATCCGCTGGGGCATTCAAAAAAGTTTCCCCTTCCGCATGCTGGAGTTCGGCGACCCGGACAACGCCGGCCGCGACCTCGCCGGACACAACGAGCTGCTGTTCCGCACCGAGATCGTGTACGGCTGGTACGTGTTCGAGGATCGGTTCTCGGTCATCGAGGGCACCCCGGTCACCCCGGATCCGGTGAAGGCCGAGCCCGCCCCGAAGGCTGCGGCTAAGTAGCAACCGTTTGAGTGGCGGCCCGGGCGATCCTCGGGCCGCCACTCTGCGGGACACACACCATGCCTGCTGTCAGCATCACCCCCGACGATCTGAAGCCCTACCGGCCCGACATCCCACCGGACCAGGCCCAGGCGATGATCGACGACGCGATGGCCTACGCCGCCTTCATCGCGCCGTGCATTCTCGACCCCCGGTTCGAGTACGAGGCGGCCGCCGAGGCGATCATCAAACAGGCGATCGTCCGCTGGTATGACGCCGGCACCGGGTCGATCACCTCGCAGACCGCCGGGCCGTTCGCAGTCCAGATCGACACCACCGTCCGCCGAAACGGCTTCTTCACCGACAAGGAAGAAGACCAACTTAAGGCGATGTGCTCGAGCGGCTCGAGCAGCGGCGGCGGGGCCTGGAACTACGACACCCTGCCCCCGGCGGGCCAGCAGCACGCCGAGATCTGCTGCAAAACCTTCAACGAGCCGCACTGTTCCTGCGGGGCGAACCTGACCCGCACCGGCCTACCGCTGTGGGACGGCTACGCCTCGTGAGTGTGTTCCCCCTGCCGTTCAACTGCCAGCACGAGGCGTACACCGCGGGCGATGTCGACAACCACGGCAACATCACCGAGGGCTGGGCCGACCCGGCCGAGGTGTCCTGCGCGTGGTGGCCGGTGTCCTCCGAGGAGCCGCCGGCACCGCCGACAGGTTCCGAGCGGGTGGTCGCCGAGCTGGCCCTCGTGGTGGACGTAACGCTGGCCGTTGACCACCGGGACCGTTTCACCGTTCTCGGGCAGCGGTACGAGGTTGTCGGGCTGCCCAAGGATTACAACTATGGGCTGTTTGGTTTCTCCCCTAATCGGCAGATCGTCGAGTTGAGGATGGTGCGCTGATGATGTTCGAGCGCAACGATGCCGGGTTTAACGCGATCCGCAAGGCAGCCGAGTTCGACAGTTGGGCCAAACGCGAAGCCGAGGCTATCGCGGCGGCCGCCAACGCCATCCCCTCGACCACCGACCCGGCGACCGACGAGCCTTACTATGAGGTGTTCGAGGCCGGCGACGGATCCCGCGCCCGCTACCGGGTGGCTACCGCCAGTCTGCGGGCGCAGCGCCACGAGGCGAGAACACTTGCCCTGGAACAAGGTTTCTCGGCGGCGACCAGTGGTTGAGTCGAACCTGCTGATTTTTCCCGATATGGATCGGGTGGCCCGCAAGTATTTGCTTGCCGGGCTGGCCGGCCAGGGGATCACCGG